TCAATTGTTGATGATTTCAGCATTTTGTTTTTGCAAAGTATCGTTTTGCTTAATCAAAAGCCAATTTTGCTCCACAATGGTTTGCAGATTATTAATCATCATGTTTTCAGCGTCCGAGCCGTGCATTCTGGCACCAAACCCATAAACTAACGCATCCATCACTCCGTTTTGACTCATGGCATTTTTAACCAATTGATTGTCCTCTGGGTTAAGATCATTTAGTCCATGATCGGTTAAAAATGCGTTAACCTTTTGCTGGAGCTTTTCTTCTTTTTGTTCCTTAGTTTCAAATAGCGCCATAATGCTGCCTCCTAATTATTGCGTGCTCTAAATCTTTGCAAGTAGGTGGGGTGATGAAAGCAAGCGGGAATTTCGTTGATAATGACCAGAATGAGAAAAAGCAGAATTCCTAAACCCGTCACGAGATTACCAAACAAAAAGTCAATTAACTTATCCCACCAAGTAAATATGTTAATCAAAATCATAATCCCTAAAATCCGCCATACCCAACGAGTGAAGAACATCCAAATACATGCTATTCCCAAAATTAATAACAAGACAATTGCCATTTAAACCATCTCTTTTGATTCAATATGTTGTGGTTGACTAGAAACGGGAATTTCTTGAAACGCCTTGAATGTATCAAGGATAAGTTCAGCTAATTTATCTCTATCCCATAGGTCAACATCCATAGTGTCTGCAGCTTGCAATGCACTGGGAGTGAAATAATTATTAGAAACAACTATATTCTTGTCAGTTTTGTAATATGATCCACCGGCATAAGCCTGTTGTACCGCCTGATTACCCACTGGATTAGAATACAATTTACACTGAATTCCATAATAGGTGTCACCATTGTGAGCTAAGACATCAATTCCATTATCACCTGTAGCAACAGTGGACTTTGCATCTTTAAATCCAAGTTTTTTCAACAAATTGGTAATATAGATTTCAAATTCTAATCCAGTTAGATCGTCAATTTTATTCAGCTCTAAAGTTACACGATATTTCAGATAGCCCTGAAATGTTTTTCCTGAATAAAAAGATTCAATTTGCTGTTTTCTGGATTTAATGTCGTCAAAGTCCCGAATTATTTGATCCCGTTGTTTCATTGCTTCCTGAACAGTCATTAGTTTGCCACCAAATTTGACTTCCTGTTTGTTATTCGAAAGAGTGGCTTTTATATCATCATATTTTGACTGCAAAACGTTATATTCGGACTGCAAATCCTTAACTTTATTAGTCCAAGTCAAATGATCTTGTTTATCAAAATCAATTTGTTGTTCTAAATTTTCTTCTTGAAAGTTCAGGCTCCGCAAATCATTTTGAGCTTCAGAAATTTGTGAGTTCAGATTGATTAGCTTGAGCTGAGGTAAATTACCCTTATTTGAAGGAAAGCTATACAAGACATCTTTACCATATTTAAATTTGGTTGGCTTTAAAACATGCGGAATCAGTCGTTTTAGAAAGCGCGCCTTGGGTGGCAATACATAGTATGCAGCCACAATAGATCCTACAGAAATGATTAATACACCGATAGTTGTTCCAATTTTCCCGTCAGTATTAAATAGCGCTCCAATACTTATTTCAAAAAAGATGAGTAGCAAAATTGAAACAGTAAACCTTATAAAATCAGCGATAGCTTTGATTAGATGATTCAGAATCTTGTTCATAATAATTACTTCCTAAATTGGCATTGATGTTGCATAAATGAATTTTCCTAAAATCCTGTAATCTTGATCCTGATCTCTGGCAAAAATAATTGGTTGATAAATCGGGTTAAAAGAATCCGGTTCAAACATGACCGCACGTGATGTTTTCCTGAAACGCTTAATGGCTGCCTCATCACCATCAATTAACACGGCAACAATATCACCATTCTCAATGTTAGCGTCTTTTGAAAACACGGCAACATAGCCTGGCAGGACAGCTCGACTCATACTGTCGCCTTTAACCTGAAGTGCAAACAAATTGTCCTTGCCATAGTCATCAATGATCTTATCAGTAATTGGCGTTTCTCCAATGATATATTGATCGGCAAATGTTGGCTCGCCAGCGTGAATTATGCCATAAACTGGAATACTTTGCTTGGCTAATTCAAGCCCAACGTCTGCTGTAACCTTGGCACCATCCGATGTTGGATGAGTCCTAACGTTTGTAGGATTAATTAGATAGCCTGCTCGCATCATTAAATCGTCAAAGCTGACATGATAGACGCCAGCTAATTCTTTAAGAGTTTCTGGTGACGGAACGTAAGGCTTCCCACGTGTGTTAATTCCTTTTTCTGCTTGTGCGACTGCACTGTCGCTAATCCGATCTCCAGTACGTTTGGCAACCTCTCGATAGGATAAGTTTCCACGCAAACTTCTTGGAGTATATGAAACGGCGGCTCGTGCATTAGAAAGGTTTGACTGTATCGTTACGCCGATCGTCAACGCTGCAGCCTCTAGTAATAACGTTTTTTTAACCTCATTTAACTCGCTCCTTACTATTTCCCTACATAAATTACAAGCAATATCTAGCCTAATCGGCACCGCCATTTATTACTTGGCTGGATGGTGCAAATCCCTCAACGGCTTTTACTGGTTGATTATCCGAGTTATAGTATTTAACCGGACCAGCAACTACGAGGCCAACAGCAAGATTGTCTTTTTTGCGAATGTTCTGTGTTGTATAACTTTCAACCACCCAAATGTGGTCTTTATCGTAACCACTTTCATCTAAAATAATCTGACGCAAGCCATCCTTTTGCTTAGTAATTTGAACAACATCACCATCAGCCGTTTTAACGGTACCAGTATATTTGGTTGTTTTTTTAAAATTCAGAATATCGCTGTAACGGACAGACTTGTCTTTCATATTTTTGTCCAAAAATTCTACTTTACTCATGTCTTGTGCGGCATTTTCAGCTTTAACCATCGTCGATTTAGCAGGCCAAATTTCTTTATGTTGGGCCTGCTGACTAGATGTGTCACTTGAACATCCGGCTAGGTTAATCCCCATCAATAAACTTGCTCCAGCAACAAATAATCCCTTCATAATATAGTCCCTCCAATAATTGAATATTATTAAAACGATCTCCTTACATATAATTCCAAGCAATATTTAGTCAATCATCTTCTTATATATCGAACCAGCTTTTCATCAAGCCCCATTGATTCTATTAGTTGATAATCTGTCATAGATTTTAAAATGTCTTCATCAAAACGTTGTAGTTCCAACTGCATGGCAAATAAATTGGCTTCTCTTTCCGCCCAGTTAATCATACCGCAACCACTTGTGTTTCGATAAAAGGCAGTTGAAAATCCTTTATGTAGTAATCCATGACCAATTTCATGGCTTAACACAAACCATTGCCATTGATCATTTATTTGATTATTTAATGTAATAACAGTTATCCGTTTAAAATAGTCTCGCTGCGCGTAATTGATACTTCCTAAATCAGAATACTGAAGAACATACCCTAAATGATCAACAAGTTTATAGGGGTCAAAAGTATGATACTTTTTGATGATTTTATTTGCCATTTCAATGGGGTCATGTTCAAATGCCATAAATCAATCACCTTACTCTTTATCGTGTCGATATTTCTTAGGAGTAAATCTTTTCTTTGCCTCAATCTGTGCTGCTTCGAGTGCCGCTTGCATAGCAATCCTCATTTTTTCTTTGTCCTCAGATGTCATTGGTTCGCCGTAATAATTAGTTTCCGCGTCTGATGATAGGCCGGCTAACATACGATCAACCTGAATGCCAATATCGTGTTCATCTTTATCTGTTAACTCATAATACTTATGGGAACTTAATGATGAGTTTTTTTCAGCATACAAATCGGAAAGACTAACCTCGAGAGCATTGGCAATGTTTTTTACATCATCTGCACTCGGAGTTGAATATCCACGCTCATAATTAGAAATGACTTGTGGGGATAGGTGAACTTTATTACCTAAGTCACGTTGAGTAAGGTGCTTACTTTTTCTGAATTCTTTGATTCTTTCACCTAAAGTTGCCATAGTAAAAAGCTCCTTATCCATTGAATTTATAAATATAGAATAGTTTAAATAACGGTATTTGTTATAAAAATAACGATAATATTGATTTTCCTATTGACAATAACGTAAAGCGTTAGTAAAATAGATTCATAGAGTTGAGGAGATGATTTAATGAAAGTCCGAGATAACATAAAAAAAGTGCGAAAGGCTAAGGGTATTACCCAAATTGCAGTAGCTCGGAATCTAGGAATTTCACCCATGCGTTATTATCGACTAGAAAATATTAATAAAACGGTTGATCCAGATTTGATTACGCCAATAGCGCGCTATCTCGGTGTAAGGGAAGAAGTTTTTTTTAGTAGAAAACTAACGGAATCCGTTGTTAATTCTATAAATTCCACGCAGAAGGTAAGCACGTAAGGAGGTGAGGGAATGAATCATCATTATATGACTGAATATCGTAATGGAAAAAATGAAGTTGTCTTTGAGTCCTGGATTCAGCTCAACTTTTTAGGCTTAGTGTGGTGTTACTCCGTAAAAAGCTTCGTTTTGAACCCGGATAAAGACAACTCCGCTGCGATTGATAAGTTCTTGAGCACTATGTCGTATCACGAACGTTAATCAGTTCGCCCACTTGTATGCTTCCACTTATTGTGAGTATCAGGACTCACAGGGGGAAGACGATGACCAGACACACGAATTGTAGCGTGTCTAGGATTTTGAAGTTTACCACCTTGAGGGCCGACTTCAAGGTATTTACCAATTGGAACGTTATCAGTTCCGGGTTCATAAAGTTTCACATTATGTCACCACCTTTAATGGAATAACTTAATTATCCCACTAAAGGAGCGAAAGGAGGTGAGCGAATGAGAGTAATTCAAGAAGATGTTTGTGGAAGCCTGATTCACCGAACCATTATTGAAACAAGCCCAGAAGAAACAAAGCTGAGTATCAAGAATCAGGAAGATGAACCAGATCCCAAAAAGTTGGTTGATGAAATCAATAGGCAAGTGGAACAGAGTATCAGTCAACTGTTTGATACACTTAGAACTCAAAAAGGAGATTAAGTAATGAAGCTAGATCACACAAAGATAGATAAATTTTCGAATATTGCCGATACGTTTATTACCGAATTGGTAAAAGCCGATTATAGTCTGAGCGATACCGAATTTCTATTTGATTATATCAAATCTCAAATGGCAGGTATGGCATTAAAACCGAAGCCCCACAAAGAAGTGTGAGGCTTACAGAATTATTCAACATATATGATTTTATCAATATTCACCATGACATCTTCGTTATCACTAGTTCTAAATTGGATTACATTGTTTGCCACAGGTTTAGGATCAGCGGATGTAATAACAAGCTTTGAACCATCAACAAAATGTAATGTCACTTCAGCATGGTTTTTCAGGTACTCGTATAGAAAGCTTCCCATGGTTATCACCTCCTTCCTATTTTTCCACCTCGTTGTAGGGAGGAAAGTCAAAAAAATCATGATAAGAAACATCAAGTGCTTTACACAATTTGCGTATAGTGCCTACTCTTGGATTCTTACTTTCACCATTGACAATTCCATTTAAGGTCGTTTGAGGAACGTCAGATAAAGTAGCAAGCCTGTTAACTGTAATGTTCCTCTCATTAAGAAAAGTGAAAAGTCGTTCAGATATAAGTTGTGCGTCGGTTTTCATTGCTTAGCTCCTAACTATTACGAATATCTCTAGTATAAGAGATATTTTTACAAGAAATTACCGAAATACCGTTGACAGTTATCTTTATGGCGGTATAATAAAGTTACCGAAATAAAGGTAGGTGATAAAAATGATTGGTGACAATCTCAAGAGATTACGGAGAGCCAAGAACTACTCACAAATTGATCTGTCCAAGCTTTCTGGTGTATCTCAAACAACGATTAGCGATGTTGAAAACAATGTGTATACACCAAACATCAAAAAAATCATTGTGCTCGCAAAAACATTAAATGTCGATGTTAATGAATTACTAACAGATGAAGAAAGAGAGGTAACGAAGTAATGGACGTAACGATTGACCAGAAGTTTGAAGCTCTGTCAAATGAACTTCATCAAACACAATCCGAGTTAGCTGATACACGGCGTGAGCTGGATGAGGTTAAACAGAATGCCCCTAAGTCACGACGAAGTGGCGAATGGCAAAAGCTTCGGAAAGAAATCAATGAATATGTTAATTCTCTTGACGGAAAAACGGCTGGGCGAGCATGGGCGTTAATCGATGCAATTAATACGGTGATTCGATTTCACGTCAACATTCGCAATGTCAACCAAATTAATGAAACCAATATTGATGAAGCACGAAAGACTTTCGAAGCGTTGAAGAAAATTGTTTAGTTTTCAAAGGACGAAGGGAGGTGATCCTATGAACCGTGCAGAAATGATTGAACAAATTCTCAATAGCCCAATTGCCAAAGCACATGGCGTTGAAATGGTTAAAGAGATGATTGATCGGCATGGTGATGATTTTCTCAAGGCCATGTATCAATCACTTTGTGATAGTGAGGAGCAATTACTATTTTCTTAACTCCTTAAGTCCAATTTACCAAATCAGATGGAAAAGGACGATTAATCTTTTTTCAAAATGGAGATGATCAAAAGTGAAAGATTCAAAATTTGCTAAACAATTAACACTTGATTTAGACAAATTAAAAAAGACGTTTGACCGAACTGAAATTGCTGAACAGGCCCATATTTCTGATAGTCAGTTAAGCAATATTCGAGCTGGTCGAAGAAATGCACCACGAGATGTTAAGAAAGCACTGGTCCAAAGGCTATGGTCGTTACCACTGGCATTCAGTGCTTCAAGAAGTGAGTTTGGTATTCCATCAATGATGAACAATCCAGTTTTACAGCAAGATTTATACGCTGATGAGGTTTCTCAGAAAAAGGAAGAGCATGAGCGGCAATCATCTGAAGATGAAGCGGATTACATTATTGCCATGGATCCGCGTCAGCGAACACCTGCACAGTCAGACTTCTTACTTAAGCATTTTAAGAATTCTTTTGAAGAGATTGGATCCGAATTGAAATACACTTACGCAAAAATGATTTTTGCCAAGTTATCAGATGGCGAGATTAAAGAATTGGTTGATGAATATAATCAAAAGTTTGGAGGCTAGGATATGAGTAAGCCTAGTGTTACCAATACGGAGCTACTTACCAAAATGCAAGTAATCGAGCGATATTTCCCAGGATGTGGATATAACACCGTTAATCCAGTTTTCTACGAGAATGACTTTCCAAAGTTGATTATTCCTGGTAAGAAACGGCCATTGTATCCAGCACCAGAAGTTGAGAAATGGATCCATAATCACACGGTCTACGGATTCTAAGAGGAGGTTATGTATGATGATTACTTTTACATTGAGTGGCATTGCTTTCTATTCAATTTTCTTAGTGATTGCGACGATTTTGTTCAGCAATTTCAAGAAGTATTTTGACGGTGGTATCTCAAAAGAAGATATCAAAAATGGCATTAAAAAGTATTTTAAACAGGTCAAAGCAGATATCCACGAAATAAGGAAAGGATGATTGAAATGGAAAATTCAGGCAACAAAAAAAGCGCTCAGCAACTGGCATTGCAAAACGCTTCAAAGTTAAATGCATATCAAATCAATCAATACATTTATTCTACTCCTAAACCAGGTTTACTTCAACAAGTAGTCAAGAAGATTGGTAGGTGGTTCTCATGATGGATATGGGGGCTAAGAAGTACGCCTATGAATATGAATTGGCCGAATGGGAAGAACAATTCAAAGACACCGATGGCAACGAGATGGATGATAACGAGATGTATTGGCGAATTCCACTGCGACCATACGGAAATGACCAATTCATTCTTGATGACCAAGATTCGATCAACCGCTACCTTCGAGATAACTATGAGGATGCCGGGAACAATCAAACGTATCAAGCGACCGTGAACGAACTTCGGGACTTGGAGCCTTACACATCATTAGAACCCTGGAGCTTTCCAGTGGACGCATTTCACTCGAAATATATGGAGGAATAAATTATGGCAAATGAACTAACAGTTTTACAGAAAGATTTAACGGACCAAATCAATACCAAGCTGGATGACTTACGGAAGCAGGGACTGGCCACACCCAAGAACTACAACCCGGCCAACGCTTTGAAATCAGCTTTCTACGCAATGACGAATGCCCAAGGCGGCAACTTATTGATGAAGGGAACTAAAGAATCAATTGCTAACTCACTGATCGACATGGTGGTCCAAGGATTGACCCCAGCTAAAGACCAGGTTTACTTCATTCCTTATGGCAACAAAGTCACGCTTCAGCGTTCTTACTTTGGTACTCAGGCTGCTATCAAACGCCTCGACAGTGTCAAAGACATCTGGGCTGAAGTCGTTCATCAAGATGATGACTTTGAAATTAGCGCTACCGATGGCCGATTGACGGTTTCAAAGTTTAAACCGTCATTTGAAAACTTAGACAAGCCGATTGTCGGGGTATTTGCAGTGATTGAAAAGAGTGATGGTGAGAAAGTTTATACCGTCATGACTAAGAAACAGATTGATACCAGTTGGTCACAAGCTAAGACCAACAAGGTTCAGCAGAAATTCCCAGGCGAGATGGCGAAACGAACCGTTATCAATCGAGCCGCTAAGAACTTTCTCAACACGTCTGATGATTCAGATTTGCTGGTTGATGCAATCAATCGAACCACCACTAACGAATACGACGATGACCGTAAAGATGTCACACCTAGTGAAGAGGATAAGAAGACGATCACTGATTTCGTTAAGCCAGTTGAGCCAAAGAAACCCACTCGAAAGGACGATGTGATTGATGTTCAAGAAGACGATCCGGTGGATGAATTTTTAAAGAAGCATGAGCAGAAGGGGGATGCAGGTAAAGATGACCACGACAACGAAACCAAAGAAGATGCCAACCAAGAAAGCCTCTTCGAAAACCTCAACGACACGCAAGCCCAAGAAGCTGAGTCAAAGTAATTACTACTCCAATGACCAGGATTGGTTGACTCAGTCCAAGTCATGGTTCTGGAAATTTTGTCAGTGTGAAGCTGAAGCATTGGCCGAGCTAAAAGGCGACTGGGAGCCTCAGCAGGACGATACCCCATTATTGGTCGGCAATGACCTCCACTCCTACTTTGAGAGCCCAGAAGCTCATCAGAAGTTCATTGAAGAGCATGCTGATAAGTTATGTAAGTATGGAAATCCTGCTAAAGGTATTAAAAAGGCTTACCAGGACGCCGACAAGATGATTAAAGCTTTGGATTCAGATCCGACTTTCAAGCAGATTTACCACGGTGACAAAGAAGTGATTGTCACTGGCACTATCTTTGGTGTTAAGTGGCGGGGCAAGATTGATTGCCTGGACTTGGAACATCACATGTTCTACGACCTCAAGACGGTTGATGACTTCCATAAAAAGCATTGGTCACCTGATCAACGCGCACCGGTCTCCTTTGCGGAGGCTCGAGGGTACGACATGCAGATGGCAGTCTATAAGGAGCTCATTAAGCAGACGTTTGATGTTGAGTGTACACCGCTCATCATTGCGGTTTCCAAACAGAAAGTACCTGACAAGGGAATCTTCAGCATTCCAGACTACTTGATGGATTACCGGATGGAGCAGATTAAAAATGATCAGCCCCATATCCAAGCAGTTAAAGAAGGCCGTGAGAAGCCGGTTCCATGTGGTCACTGCGACTATTGCCGATCTGACAAGGTATTAAATGATGTAATTGATATTGACGAAATTCCGTTCTATTAGGAGGTGGGAAGATGGCAAGAACAGAAAAGATTCTCCCAAAAGATTGGTATGAACATCTTCTAGAAATTGATGTTGAGAACGACATTCGTCAAAATCCAGTAATTGCGAAAAAATGTCACATCTATTATCAGAAGTTTGTCAGATTCGCATCAATTCAAAGAGTTAGTTATGAGAATGACATTGTTGCTGAGTGGCATGATTTCAAAGATAAGTACATTAATTGTCGCCTATCAAATGTTGATTCCAGTATGTGGAAAAAGATTTCGAAACGGGTCTTTGAACGTGATCATTATACCTGTGCATATTGTGGCAAAGTTGGCGGGAAACTTGATGTGGATCATATGATGCCTGTTTCACGAGGTGGAACGAGTGAAATGTCAAATCTGATTACTGCCTGTCAACATTGCAACCGGCAAAAGCATGATAAGACGGTCAGCGAGTACCTCGAATGGAGGAATGAACATGAATAGTTATTTCTCTCATGACAGCAATGCTCGTAATTCAGAAAAAATGCTCAGGTTGCGTATGAAATATGGTGCTGAGGGTTACGGAGTCTATTTCATGATTCTTGAACGTCTACGTGATGAAGCAGATTACATGAGTATCAAAGATTATAACGTTATAGCCTTTGATCTTCGTGTTGATGCTTCGGTAATAAAAGCGGTTGTTGAAGATTTTGGGTTATTTGTCTTTACCGATGATGGTAAGTACTTCTACTCCAACGGATTCAACAAAAGAATGGCGCTTAAGGACTCAAAAAGTAAAAAACTGGCAGAAGCTGGCAAGCGGGGAGCCAAGAAAAGATGGGATTCTGATAGCCACCCTATAGCCACCCCATCAAAAAATGATAGCCACCCTAATAGGGTGCTAATGGCCTCTGATAGCAAGGAAAGTAAAGTAAAGGAAAGTAAAGTAAATAAAAGTAAACCAAAGAAGACTACAGAAGAACCAGTTCCTTCTCCTCGCGAAAAAGTCTTAGCTTTTTACCAACAAAATTTGGGACAGCCAGCCCCTGTTGTCATACAAGAACTTGATGATTGGCTTGAAGACCATAGCCCTGAATGGGTGATTGCCGCTTTAACGATCGCCGCTGAAAGTCATCGACAGTTTCCAACAGCTCGAACCGTTATGCGACGGTGGCAAAAGGAGAATATCAAAACCCTTGATGACATTAAAGCCGATCAAGTTAATTGGGAAAATCGAAAGACACGAGGAAGTCAAAGAAAGCCACCGATTTCAGTGGCGCCTAACAGTAGTTTTTCGGATGATGATATTCCGTTTTAGGAGGCAAAACCATGAACAAAGAAGAAGCAGAAAAAAACGCAGAAATTGCGGGAAAAATTTATCAGATTCTAAAAAAAGAGGGTGTGAGCTATACACGAACTCTCACCATCTTTACAAAAATGGAAAAGGAAATTGAACGTCACATCAAGAACTTACCTTTGACCTAGAAAGGTAATACATCAGGGTTGTAGCGAATTGTGAAATAAGCAACAACAGCGTCCGACAAAACGTAATAAGTTTCATAACTGTTGATGACAATATAGCTTGACTTATCAAGTTTGTACTCAGGATGTTTCTTAAAAAAGTCGAGGCTTCGTTTTACTTTGATATTTGGATCGAAAAAATCACCAACACTAATTACCTGACCGTTTTCTAAATGGACCGTAATGTCGTAGTGTTTGAAATCGTCCCTTTGAACCAATGAATCAAGTGTTTTCCTAAGTTCCATAACTATAATCCCTCCTTTGGGATTAATTATATAGCAATCGAGGTGTCAAAATGCCTGAAAAATCGACAATGCAAGAAGCAATTGGCAGTATCTTCGCTCGGTTGGGGAAGATGCGTCAGTGTGATGATTGCCCAATTTGTGGGGAGCCGATGTATGTATTTGTGAATCCGGAAACGGGTAAGGATCGGAGTATGCCGGCTTGTATGGCTTGTGGTCACAAAGAAGCGCGCAAAGATGCGCCCACCAATGAATCTGAATCAACTAACTGGCAGTTAAAGGCTAATAAAGCGGATGCCTTGGGTTATATGCGGCATTCCAGTGTGATTACTGATCCAGATGTCTACAACAAAAAATTCAGTAACTTTATCACCCGAACCAAAGAGCAAAAAGAAGCCAAAGCGGTAGCCAAGCGGGTGGTTGATGACATGATGACCGGTGAAACCGTCCACGCAATCTTCACTGGTCCCACTGGAACTGGTAAGAGTCATCTGGCTATGGCCTGCTTGTGGGAAGTCTTAGAGCGCTCATGGTTCAAGCAGCACGTGATGTTCGTGGACTTCCGCGAACTCTTAACCAAGACGAAGCAAGGATTCCACGATGATGCTGCTTTTAAGCAGTACTCGCAGTTTGTCGCTGATGAGATTCAAAAGGCTGATGTCGTGGTGATTGATGACTTGGGATCTGAAGCCGGAGATGACGTGGGCAGTTACCAGTCCAGCCAGTACAACATGGACGTGGCCACTCGAATCTTCCAGGGCAGAGCCAACAAGAACACGATTGTGACCACCAATCGGTCTGGCAAAGAACTCAAGAAGATTTATGGCAGTCGGGTTATCAGCCGGATGTCAGCCCACACCCAGAACCATGTGATGTTGTTTGAAGGAATGCCAGACCACCGGTTAGAGGGGATGAAAGCATGATCGAAGTCGATTGGGCCAAAGCGATGATGGAGCTGGCTAAACAACAGCCCCATCCGGATTGGCTGCTGGAACGCTACCAGGAACAGATGCGTGAGGCGGTTCGCAACGGCGGTAGGTCAACCGATGACACCTGCCACGAGATTTTTCGAAGGTTTGCCATGATGGCGATGCTCAGCCAGTACGCTGAGGGCTTAGTTAAAGACATCATTTGGAATCCAGAACTCACTGCTGAGGACTATCTGGACTATGACCACGCAATTGAAATGCAGAAAGTGAAAGAGGATAAGCAAGATGACGTACAAAGCACTTGAATTAGGAACCGGCAAGGTGATTGCAGTTGGTGAGCATAAAAGTGATGTATTTCGTCACTTGCAAGCTAGTCATCCGAGCCTACAAAAGACACACAGCCGACCTGCTAAGGGAGCATCTAAACACCTTTATGACTTCCCACTAAAGATTATTCAAGATCGGATGAGTCCTGAAGATGTTGCCCTGATTCGCTACACAAATTTAAAACACCCAGAACTTTTGGAGAAATAGGAGATGGCAGAAATGGATCAGTTAATTAAAATTTTGAACTATGCAGATGGGCAAGCTGTCAGTGGTCGTGATCTTCACGACTTTCTGGGGGTAAAGACCCCATACACTCAATGGATGGATCGCATGATCGAATATGGATTCACTGAAAACGTTGATTTCGCCGTGATTAACAAAAATGTGAATGACGAGAGCGCGTTTGGTAACGTACGTAAGATTACTGACCACGCCTTAACGTTGGACATGGCGAAAGAGATTGCCATGATTCAAAGAACTGATAAGGGTAAACAAGCACGTCAGTACTTTATTCAAGTTCAGAAATCTTACCAGCAGCAAGTCAGTTTACCCCAAACCCCTGATGAGAAGATTCACCTGTTACTTGAAAACAGCGACCAGGTTAATCGACAAGTTAAGCAGATTGATACTCGGGTTACCAAGCTGGAAGACGACCAGCCAATCGCACCCGGTGAATACAGTTACATCAGTACCCGGGTTAAGCGAGCAGTTAATAGCTATATTGGCATTCATCATCTCGTGCTTAACCAGAAGCAACGAGCAATGCTTTATAAAGACATTAATCGTGGAACTAACGAAGTTACTGGCATTAAAACCCGGACCCAGTTACGCAAGAAAGACTTTGACGTAGCTGATGAATTTATTACGAACTGGGTTCCTTCAACTGCTACATTACAAATTCTTAAGCGGTTGAGTGGAGTTTCTGAAGGACAAACTGAATTGGTCTGAAGGTGACTTTATGGCCACCGAAGCGGCATCAATCCGCTTTGCACAATCACGCAAGATGAAGGTGAGCAAATGACAAACTATCCCACAGGTGTCCAAGAGCCACCTGGGTCGGCAATTAAATTGCCAAGAAAGGGCAATAAGTTCAACGCCCACAAAATGAGTATTGATGGTCACCAATTTGATAGCAAGGCCGAGGGTGCGTACTACCTGCACTTGAAGAACTTGAAATTGGATTTTAAAATCCATGAGAAGTTTGAGACCTTACCAAGTTTCGATCTACAAAATCCTAGGAAGCATGTCCGTGGTTGTACCTATACGCCAGATTTCAGCATATACGAGCACGGCAAATTGGTCAGCGTGGTGGATGTGAAAGGTGGCCGTGCAACGTTAACCAGAGCGTCTGTCTTGCGTATGAAGATGTTCATGGCCAAGTATCAGATACCGGTGGTAATCGCCGAGTACGACGCTAAGAACGGCATATTTGAGGAATATTAGGGAGGATGGCACAGATGAGTAGAGAAATTAAGTTCAGAGCTTGGGATAATGAAACAAAAGACTTGCGCCAATACGAAGAAATATCTGGGATTTGTTTATCAGCACTTAATGCCACGGATTGGGATCTTGAGCAGTTTACTGGCTTAAAAGATAGGAACGGCAAAGACATTTACGAGGGCGACATTCTTGCCTGGCATTCAAACATTTATCGAAAACAGGATTGGATCGGCTTGGTAAAGTATCGTGGTGCTGGATTTGTAGTACAAGAAAGTTCTAGGTCTTTCTCAACGCCAGACTGGTTGGAGACTGCTTGTAATAAAGACGCTAATATTATTGAGGTTGTTGGCAATATACACGAGAACCCAGAACTATTGGAGGCGCAGCATGACACACGAACAGATTGAGTATCGCAATTACGTGACAGAAAATAGGTGTCCTGAGTGATTATGAACAGGGCTAGAGAGGTTGAACTTATGAGCAAATTACTAGAGTTAAAAATTCGCAAGTATGAAAAAATTATCCATGATCATAATCGGGCTAATAAGCGCTTCTATGATGAATTATTGGTCCTAGTCCAACAATGTGAGGGACGTTATAAATCAGTCGATGAAGCTCCCGATGATTCACCTGAATGGCAGGCGATTGTTCTTAAGCGGACTGAACGGCCAGTTTTAAGTTTCCGATCCCGCAAAATGGGGGATATGTCATCACGTGAAGCTGCCAAGATTCGTCGGGAAGTCGTCGAGCTCTATAATCGCGGTTATCCAACAGCAACCATTGCTCATATTTTGGGAATTAGAGTATCTACGGCAGGTAGAACAATTGTAAATTATCAACATCAAATCAACTCCCAAAATACGGTGCAATCGCACGAACGAACAAGACAATTGGGGGCAAACAAATGAGTGATGACATGAAATTACTTAAAATTTTGAGGTGATTGAATGGCAACGGTAGACTATCAGGTTTCAAAACACTTCTACGATAGATTGAATCAACGTTTTAATGTGCCGGTAAGTGAGGCTCAAAAGTGGATTAGGCGGTTCTTTGCAAACGCCGTTAAGGACCATTGTGAAGAAAATGGGCGTAAAGTCCTATTTAAAAAAGATAACATTTGGGTAGTGACTGTCCCTCAGCAAAATATATTAGTAACGGTTTACAGTGAAGATCGAGTAGCTGATAAACTCACTATTCAAAATGTGGAAATTAAGCAGGCGATTAGCCAAGCATTGAAGCAATTGAAATATCAGGTCATTAAGCGTCAGTCTCAGCAGAATGAAGTGGCAATTCGCGAAGCTCAACTGTATAACCAAGCGATCGCGCATGCTCGAAATAATCGTTTTCTAGATCAAAAATATGCTTCTCTAAAAGCGCAGATGGTTCCCATTATGTATAACCAGGCTAAGTGTGAAGATATTCTAGCTGAAATTGAAAAGATTGAAAATTATTGAATAAAAAAGCTCCCGTTTCCGGGAGCCAAGGTGATGCTAATTGATAGGCAATTTCAGTATAACATCAACTAAGGTGAAAATAAAGGAGTTGCGGAGATGGATAGTGTCTTTGGCTTATTGGATAGAAAACAAACAATAAAAAATGCTAAACAATTTTTATATGAGTATCGGGATTGGCAACTTGAAGCGGCTAGATTCAGTTTCTCTCTGCAGTCGCCAATGATGGACGGTATGCCAAAGGCACAGTCAGATCCAAGACATACCCGGCAGGAAGATAAAATGATTAAACAAGCCACCGCTAGGATGGAATGTGAACTACGTTTGAAGACTATTCAACTCATGAGCTCCATTGATGATCAAAACGCCTTCTTAGCCGACTTGTTGGAATACCGGTTCATTAATCACTACACGGTCAAAAAGTGCTGTGAACGCTTAGCGGAGAAGTATGATTTAGGTTATCTGGCTGAGCGTACATATAACGATTACCAGAAACAAGCCTTATGGGTTTTTGCGATAGTTTGTCCTCGTGATACACTGCGAGCAAAAAAAGTTCGCCGATAATCTGCCGACTTTCTGCCGACAATCTGCCGATGTTCTGCCGAAAAAATGCAATTCCGGGGTTTATATTGGTATTGTGGAATTTGTTAAAAGAGTTTCACCCTTCTAAGATTAAATGTGTGACTGTAACGTATACGTACGAAGAGGGCGGATAGCTAACCGTGCAGGGTTCGATTCCCTGCCAGCCACGTTGTTGATTGGACTTGTATCAAAGTAAATTCTTCCTAAAAATTAATGAGTAGTACCCGTCCAGTCAACGAACATGCAGCTCACGCAAAAACAAAAACTTGTATGTTATGTTGTCTAGAACTTGAACTGTAGTGAGTTACATGATGCCTGCGGCGGAAAACGTGGGCTTTTATTTTGCAATAAAATAGCTGGTAAAGTTAGCTAGGCGATGTAACTTCGGGATAAGTCGTTTCTGCCTCATAAGCAGTGAAAAAAGTGGCTACGAATGGGACTGGCACCGGCCTCGCCCATTTAGATACATAGGGGTGACATTATGAAATTAAAGCTAACAGATATATTGGTGGGTTGCTTGTTGCTACTCGCTTTGATAATTCTGTATTTCCTGCAGAGGTGATTATATGAATGATCGTAAGCATCCATATACGCCCATGAAGCAAACCAATTACGGCTACGTTTCCAAGGAAGAAATAAAGATAGACAAACAACTAGATAGAGACTTAAAGAGGCGTCTTCGCAAAGAGGGCGCTTTTAATTTGCACAAAAAAACCCAGCCGCAGCTGGGAAAAGGAAGTGGGAAAAAGTTTTGAGCGTAAAATCCCACTCCCAAATTTATTTTACCATAAAAGTGGAGGGATCATTCAATGAGTAAACACAATAAGCACACAAAGAGCCATAAGAAGTCCAAAATTAAAGATCGCAAACGAAAAGCTTTGCAGGCACGGCGACTGAATGAATCAAAAAAACAGGTAATTAATAGTGATAATTCAAACTAAATATGGACACGTCAGTACCAATGATACCCGTTGTTGCGCTGAATTAGAGTGCTGGATCAAAGATAAACAGCAAAGAGAACGCAATCGAAAACGGAGAAGCCAAAAAAGCAAGCGTAAAAAGAGGCTTAAGCATGGAAAAGCTAAGCGAGATTGAAGGCATGAAAGTTCTCCAATATTCTTCTGAAGAAATTAGAGAACGCTTAAGCAAAGATGATTTGTGGGATTTAATAGTTAATGTCTATCCAGATTTGATTAAAAAGTAGTGTAAAGGAGGTGAGCAGATTGGCTAGAGGAAAGTATCAAGAATGGCTGAACGATGAAGGTCTGCTCAAGCTCCAAGGTTGGGCAAGAGATGGTCTAACTGATGAGCAAATCGCCTATAACATCGGGATTCGACGGCCGACACTGTACGCTTGGGAAAAGAAATATTCTGACATTTCTGACGCCCTAAAAAAGGGTAAAGAAGTAGTTGACCGAAAAGTTGAGAACTCACTGTTCAAACGGGCAACAGGTTATAAGACAACCGAGCACCAATACAAAGTCGTGACATTAGACGATGATGTGCTTTGGGCAAGACGTCGCAAGGTTCAAAACGAATTCAAATTAAATCATCCTGAAGCAACCGATGACGAGATTAAAGCCTATGCAATTGAAAACGTGCCAACTCGTGAACGAATTGAGCTTTTTCAGACTGAAAAGACGGTGCCACCAGATACTACGGCGGCCATTTTCTGGTTAAAAAATAGGAAACCGGATGTTTGGCGCGATCGAAAAGAGACACAGCTTTCTGGCTCACTTGAAACCAATTCTCGTCCGCTCGAAAAGATTGACGATAAGAAGCTGAGTGAATTGGAACGCAAGTTGACCGGCGATGAGGGCACATGATTACCAAAGAAACTTTACTGCATCAGGTTCAGCTTGAACTAGCTCGTCGTAACTATGCTGACTATTTTAAGCTGGCATATGCCGACATTAACGCTAAGCTATATCGCCATGAAAAATACATTGCTGACAAGCTACAAAAGATAATTGATGGCGAGCAACACTTTTACATCGTTGAAATGCCACCACAACATGGCAAGTCAATGACCATTACTCAGACCTTTCCCAGTTACTATCTAACTAGGAATCCTGATAAACGGGTTATGGTCACGGCTTACTCACAAGATTTGTACACCACATTCAGTTCTGCAAACCGTCGCAACTTTGAGAACTTGGCGGGCCCATTGGCTGGGTTGCAAATGGACCGGAATGCCAGTAATGAATTTACGATTAAGGACCACCACGGCGGCTTCTATGCCACCTCAATGCTGGGTGGTGCATCTGGACGACCGGCCGACTTACTGATTGTCGATGACCCCATTAAGAACGCTGAGGAAGCAGCGTCGCCAACCATCAAAGATAAGATCTGGGCTGAGTGGCAACGAACCTTTTACCCGCGATTGCAAAAGGATGGTTCAGTGATCGTCATCATGACGCGTTGGCAAGTCGACGATTTAGCCGGCAGATTGCTCCAACAAGGCACTTTACCTTGGGAAGTACTGAAACTACCAGCAATTGCTGAAGATGTTCCTGACGGACAAACTGATGCGATTGGTCGCCATAATGGTGACCCTTTGTGTCCAGAACTCCATACGCTTAAAGACTTGCTGACTGCCAAGAAGATTAACGGGTCGCAATACTTTGCGGCTATGTGGCAACAAAGGCCAACCGTTGAAGGTGGGAACATTTTTAAGCGCGATTGGATCCACTACTATGTACCGAGTCGTACCAAGATGATTGAGTTAGGTCTTACTGACAAAGATGTAGCGATAATTCCACGGCACTTAGATACCGTTGTGCAGTCCTGGGATGCCACTTTTAAAAGCAAAGAAAACGACGATTTTGTGGCTGGTCAAGTCTGGGGCAAACGAGGTGCCAATTTCTATCTGATTGATCGACGGCACGCCCGCATGACCTTCACCCAGACGCTAGATGCCATTAAGCAGACGACTGCGCGGCATCCAGACGCCAGGAGAAAGCTGATTGAAGATAAGGCTAATGGTTCAGCTATCATTGATACCTTACGTAATCGTGTTTCGGGCATTGTGCCAGTTGAACCGGATGGTGGTAAAGAAGTTCGTGCGGCGGCTGTTAGCCCACTCTGGGAAGCTGGCAATTGTTACTTACCGCACCCACTATGGAAGCCTGGGATTGATGACATGATTGAAGAAATGGTCAGCTTTCCTAATGCACCGCATGACGATGAGGTCGATAGCATGACCCAGGCACTTAATAATATTGGTAGACATAAATCACTTAAAGAAAGATTTGGAATCTGAAAGGAGGTTGAACATGGGACTGAAACAATTTGTTGCGGATTTCTTCGATTTGCAAAGCAAAGGCAACGGCTATGAAGCACCACAATGGGGCGACACCCGTCCTACTGGCGTCTCGATGGAACTTGATGAAGGTACCTTGAAAGATATGTATCACAGCAACGGGATTGCTCGCAAGCTGGTTTCTAAGCCGGCAGATGATATGACCCGTAATGGTTGGCACATCGTGATTCCAGATGATGAAGACAAACAGGCTGCTTACCAGAAAGCCCTGGACGATCTACATCTCACCACTGAGCTGGCGATGGAATTTACATATGCCAGGTTGTTTGGTGATGGTTATGCGTCAATTGGCTTGCAGGAACAGCCTGTTACCGGCAACGGTCAACCGGTTAATCCGAAGAATATCAAGAGCGTCGCATTTGTCCATGCTTTTGGCCCAGAGAACGTTGAGGATTATCAGATTAACGATGATCCAACAAGTCTGCAATATGGCAAAGAGGCTAGTATTACGGTACAGCCAACTCAATCTGGTGAGTACGGAGCAAGTGTTCCGTCCAAAGTCACCATTGATAAGTCGCGATACTTTCATCAGACGTTTGGTCGTCTAGAAGGTGATGACTACGGCAACTCCATCATCAATACTTGCTACGATCCACTAAAAATACTTGATAGTGCGCAATACAGTGTTGGCAAGATTTTCTATGAATTGACGTTAAAAGTTTTCAAGTCCAATGACGTTGCTGATATGTCTGATGAAGAGCGACTAAAATTAATGCATGCCATGTCTGCAGCCATGACTACTGAAGGCGTTGCAACAATTTCGAGCGAGGAGGATTTGACTAAGATTGGAACGCCACTTGCCGGTGTCAGTGACATTATTGACTTCGCCTGGCAAGCATTGGCTGCTTCTTCAAACATTCCAAAATCAGTGTTGACAGGTCAGGAAGCTGGGACGCTGACCGGTGCCCAGTATGATGTTATCAATTACTATGACCAGATCAAATCTCAACAGCAGAACGAGTTGAAACCTCAGTTAATGCAGATTGTTCGCTATCTGATGTATGCAAGTGATATTGCTGACGGCTATGAGGACCCTGACTCATTAAGTTGGGACATTGAATTTAATCCACTTTGGGATTCCGACGATGAAACTAACAGCAAGGTACTTCTTAACAATGTTCAAGCGGCAACCAGTGCCATTAGTGCAGGCATCATGGATCCTGATGAAGCTAAAACAATGTTGGCAGGTCAAAAAGGTGCCATTAAATCAGCACTAAAGGATAGTCTGGATACATCTACTAAAGATGACATTAAGCATTATCAATCAATTTTGGACAAGATTCACTCAGGGAAGTGATGCCATGGTTAAGAAGCTAACACCGGATGAGATAAAGAAGATTACACATGGCATTCCTCGAACCAGATATCCTTGGGCTTTAGAAACATACTATTCACGACGTATTCGCACACTTGTCAGTGGTTGGCATTCGATTGCCAAAGATTTTATTACTCGATTGATTAATCCGCAGGTTAAAGGCGGGTCACAGATCTTAACGGATGACAATGACGATCACAGTGACGACATTGCGGCTGCCATTGCCATTCTGATTGCAGCTATCAATAATAGTGATTCAGATGCGTTCTTATCCAGCATGGTTATGAGCTATGTACATTCGGTTGATACTTTTAGTTACAAGAACATTCAAGCCCAGACATCACACGTTGGATTAACCGCCATTGAACATAACAGCACGATTGATGACTATACGAAGATGAAGATTAAAGAAAACGTATCATTAATCAAGTCGATGCGCTCAGACTTTACAGAACGTCTTGAGAAAACCATCTACCAAAGTATTAATGATGGTGGCGGTGTTGGCTCAATTGCGAAGGCTCTCACGAAGACTACCCAGATGACTAATAATCACGCTGCCTTGATCGCAAACGATCAGACAGGCAAGATTTTGGGGCAATTAGACGGGTATCGGGCACAGAGAGCAGGAGCCAGTAAGTATATTTGGCAATCAATGGAGGATGCTCGTGTGCGTCCAAAGCATCAGGCACTTGATGGAACCATTCAAATATATGAAGATCCAGATGGTGGTGATGATGGGATGCAGCCTGGGGAGCCAATTCGGTGTCGCTGCGTGGCACTTTCAATCTTTGATTTATAAAATATCCCAGTAGTCGGCTGGGTTATCAATCGATAAATCTATGGAGATGTTGAGTAATCAGCGTCTCCTTTTTGAAAGGATGATTTATTATGAATGAACCAATTCAGACTAAAGGATTTGATAAGTTTGGCCATGCTCAATTTGATTACTCACGTGACAAAACAACTTATCAAGTTAAAGACACTGACACTTTGTTGGGGATTGCTAATCAAAGCAAAGTTGGCTTGCAGCAATTGCGTTTCTATAACAACATCGACAAGCACACCTTTGCCATTCGTGTTGGCCAAACGATTCATATTCCGAGCGCTCAAGTCATCATTCCGATTGGTAAGTAGCTATGTCAACAACGCGTTATGATACCGCGCCAATTGGTAAGGTCGTGGAAGATGCCGATACTGGTTTCTTGCACGTTAACGACGTGCCGATTGCTCGGGTCGGCGTGTTCCCTTACCAAAAGGCCGATGGCAGCATTGAGATGGAAGCCAAGTTACCGCAGGACTTACTGGCTGATGAAGCTGTGAGTTCTGCCAATAACAAAGCGGTTACTGACAACCATCCATCTGAGCTAGTCAACACACAGAACTATGCCAAATATGGCAAAGGTATCACGGCTGACAATGCTCATACAGATGGCGATCGCGTCAAGGTTGATATGACAATTACTGATCCGACTCTAATCAAAGAAATTAAGGACGGCAAACAAGAATTGTCAATCGGCTTTGTCACTGAGGTGGTACCCCAAAGTGGCAGTTACCAAGGGATGCAGTACGACTCAATGCAGCGGAATATTCAAATCAATCACGTCGCTGTTGTAGATCGTGGACGCGCTGGCCATTCAGTAAGAATCACCGGTGATTCCGCAATCATGACTGACAAAAAAGAATTAAAAGGAGGAAAACAGCATATGGAAACGACCAAAGTAATGCTTGATGGTGCAAATATCACTGTTGCGGCCGAAGATGCTGATACAGCTACCAAAGCCAACAGTTCAATTGACTCACTCAAGCAGCAACTAGCAGCAGCTCAAGCTAAAGTTAAAGATTTACAAGCTCAAATCGAAAAGGCTAATGGCTCAGCTTCTGACAATAAGAAAGCTGCAGATAGTGCCCAAGCTAAAGCTGATTCACTAGATGCAACAGTTAAAGAATTACAAGCCAAATTGGATAACTTTAAGGGTGACTCCATCGACAAACTTGCCGAAGCTCGTGTTGCTTTAATCGCTCAAGCAAAACCATTTGTGGGCGATTCATTTGACTTTAAAGGCAAGTCTGACAAAGATATTAAGATTGCTGCTATCAAGGCAAAGAATGATTCATTTGATGAAAAAGAAAAATCAGATGATTACATCAATGCCTTCTATGACAGCATGTTAGCAATTGCTGATCAGCCGGGAGTTGTCGGCTTCACTAGCATTCATAAAGATGGCTTAGATGATCTCACTAAGTTAGCTGAGTCTCGCTATCACTTGAACGAATCTAAATAAAAGGAGGATATACACATGACAATTCCAATTGAAGGACTGTATCAAAACGGTTCATTGGGCGCTGGCAAACCGGCCACTACCCAAACACAAACCGTGAATACCGAAACAGCAGGTGCACCTATCAGTTATGGCCAAGCTGTTGCTCTACAAGCTGGCAAAGTTGTTCCAGCTAACGCGGCACCCATTTATGGCGTTGCTTTAGCTCGGAGCTATGTCGATTCAGAGCACTTCACTGACACGCAAACTGACACTTGGAAAGCTGGGGAAACCCTTGGAGTCTTACGTGAAGGAACCATTGCTGTTCCGCTATCTGCTGATGTCAATAAGAATGAAGCTGCCACCGTAGATGCTAATGGTCAATTCAAACCAGCTGGAGACACTGATGCCGTGGTTGGTCTCTTTACTACTACAGGCAATTCGGGTGATACAGCATTCTTGCAAACTAGCCTTGGTTATACTTCTGCAACTAAGGATCAGGCGAGTATTGGCAAATGATGCTCCCCAACTAGATAGTGCAAGCACCACAGATAAAACAGTAACTCTAAATCTTAAATAGGAGGTGGAACCATGGCAGACAAATTTTCTGTTGAGGATAAAGACAAGAACTCGTTGGCAAAAGATGTGCCTTCGCCAGTTACGATTAGTAAACTGACGCCCAACACTGTATATTCTGGCTGGTTAGCGACTAAGAATGACGGTGACGCAATGTTAACTATCCCTGACCAGACTACTTTACCAAGTAAGCCATCCATGACACTCACAGCTGGCACGAAGCAGTTCACTGCCAATGTCAAGTTAGCCACGGGTGATGGCTCAGCACCCATCACAAAAGCAGTTATCTCGTATAAAAATGGCGATAACGATGCGAAAACCAAAGAATTCGACAAACCAATTAATCTTAGTAGCTTAGTTGTGGACGGTCTGGCAGATGGGACTGATTACGACGCAACTGTTGTGGTTAGCAATGCAAGTGGCGACAGTGGCGCATCTGATTCAGTTAGTGTAACGACCGATTCAGCAAAGATTGCGGTTACTAATGTAACCGGCATTACTGCCGACAAGAGCTTGACGGTTCAAGTTGGTAAGACCGCTAAGATCAATGCAGTAATTGCTCCGGATGACGCTACAGACAAAGGCGTTACTTATAAATCAGCTGATATCACTTTAGCTACTGTCGATGATGATGGTACGGTACATGGTGTTAAGGCAACGGATCCTGGCAAGACTGTCCAGATAACAGCAGCATCGCATGCTGACCCAACCAAGACAGTTGATGTTCCAGTTACAGTTACCACTGCATCATAACTATTAAATAAACTAGAAGGGTTCATAATTGAGCCTTTTTTGTTAGGAGGAAATTATAAATGGCACAAACAGCTATTATTAGCCGACGTGCGCTAGAGAATCTTGATAAGACGGTCTACACACCGCGTAAAGAGATTCTTAAAGCCCGTTCGCTATTTGGATCACACAAAGTTGCACCTGGTACCAAAATGTATACTTATCAAACCATGACCGCTCGAGGTGCTGCCCGTGTCTTGGCTAACCGTGGGACTGATATTCCATTGGTAGATGCTGACATGCAAGAAGCATCTCAAAAAATTATCACCTTTGCTTTGGGTGCTAATTACTCACTAGACGAAGTTCAACAGGCTAATTTGGCTGGTGTGAATTTAGATGCTACTCAAGCAGCTGCCATCAATCAAGGAATGGCTGACTTTGAAGATAAGCTAGTTTTCAACGGAAATGATGATGCAGGTATTCCAGGAATGATTAATTTTCCAGGGATTCAAAACTTCAAGCTGAATACAGCATTTAGCGACGGTAAGGGCAACACCAATGACCCTAAAGTCTTACTGAATGAGCTAAAAGATGCTAAACAACAGATCACCCAGCTGACTGGCTACGCAGACGTTAAGCCTGTTTTGGCACTTCCACAGGCCGCTTACGATGCTCTGGATGTTCCATACAATGACTATCAACCAACTACTCTGATTCAATTGCTGCAATCACGGGGATGGTTCTCACAAATCACCGTGGTTAATGAGTTATCTGGGGCTGACAGCAAGAAAGATATGGCAATGATCTTTGACAATTCGTCAGTGACCGCTGAAATTCTTGATGCTCAACCTTTAACCCGTCAACAGACTGAATATCGAAACATGACTTATACCATTCCATACTCAGAACAATGTGGTGGTTTAATTTGCCGTGTTCCAGAAGCATTTGTTAAGGTAACTGGCATCTAAAGATGGGAGGCGACGACAATGGCCGCTTCACAAGTTTTAACCACTATCGATCAGGTCAAGGCGACAGCTCCGGACTTAGTTGAAGATGTTCCGGATGCAACGCTCACTCAGCTGATGGGTGATGCCCATGTCGAAGTGCTTGGCGATGGCTTTCCCGCTCATATCATTGTAGGGGATGAAGACATTGGACAAGCAATTCGAGAGCAAGCCGAGCGCTACTTGACGTTGCATCTACTGACAATGGACGATGAATCTGGTCGCGGGATTCAATCTGAGCAAGTCGATGTCTTAAAAACCACATACTTCTCGAAGAATATGCAGAACACCAAGTGGATCAACAGTTCTATTTGGGGCCGCATGTATTGGAAATTGTGGAAGCAGTACGGGAAGGGTGATAATTTCAACTTTATCGTGGTGCAACATTGACAGAGCTTCGGATTGATAACAAATGGCCCGATATTTTTAAACAGTTTGATATTCTTAATCGATCGTATGTGGCAATTGGCTTTTTTAGTAGTAGCGAAGATAGCAAGCTGCTGACGATTGTTCGCGCCAATGAGTACGGTGCACCACATATTCAGCCTAAGAATGGTGAATGGTTAACGATTCCCACCAAGGACACTCCAATGGGTGCCGATGGTGGACCAATGCCGGCCCGTGAGATACCGGGACTATTCAGGCCAAAAGGCAAGAATGTACTTGCAGTACCCAATGGAAACAAGTTCAAGATCGTTTATATCTTAGTTAAAGAAGTCACTATTCCACCACGACCGTTTATCCGGACAGCCAAAATTCAAAACGAAAAGAAGTATCAGCGCATGGTGATGAACAGTATCGGCCAGATCATCGATGGCTCAATGACTGCTAAAGAATTGCTGACAATCTTGGGTGAAACTGCTAAGAATGATATTCGCAGACAGATGATTGCTTGGTCTGATCCAGCCAATGCGCCGGCAACAATTGATCGTAAGGGTACCAATAATCCGCTGGTTGATAAAGGCATTTTAACCCGAAATGTGGAGTGTCGAATTCTAGAAGGGTGGCATGAGTGATGAAAAAGCTTAAGATGAAATCATTAATCAATCGAAAAGGCGTTGACATTAACGTTTGGTCGGCTGATTTACTAGATGGTTCCACCGGTCCTGTCGATGGCGTGCCCGTTCAAAAAACAACTGATGAAATTGATCCGGAGAAACGCCACGAACCGATCCTGCCCTATAGTACCTTTGCTCACACGTTGATGAATGTTAGTGGTGGTTCACAATCTGATGTTGATTTGCTGTGGCTGTCTACTGGTAAATACCCCAAGAACACGATTGTTGAATCGACGACTCAAGAGGGAAAGTATCGGGTGGTTAATTACAGCAACTATCAAGATTATTCAGACGTGGTTATCTACGAACTGAAAGGGGATGACCTCAATCAGTCAATATAAATCGGGGAAGAAACTATTAATTCACTGCCTTGGTGAGATTGTCAAACAATCGACCGGGCAGCTTTTTTATGCCCAGGAATTGACCACTGATCGACCTCAGTACCCGTTTTTCACGTTTGTGACGGTAGCTGGCGATCATGAAGAACTAGCTGATTTCCCAGATTATCGAAATTATCAGATTATCCTACAGCTTGACGCTCATTCAAACGACTATTGGCAGGCGGATGATTTAGCGAGTCAGCTTTTCGAAGCCTTACGAGATCCAAGTTACAAGCGGTTCCTAAAGCAGTGTTCAATGACGATCCAAACAACCGGTGATGTTATGTCGCATAATGCCGTCGTTGGCAGTAACTACGACTATGCCGTGGGATTTGATGCGACGTTTGCTGTTATTTCTGGGTTGACGTTTGAGGATACTGATCTGGACTTCACTTACTCACCACACACAACAATCGATAGTACTGATATTTCTGATGGTAATAATGATTCGAAAATTTCAATTAAAAAACAGGAGGTAACAAAATGACTACAGCTATTGCCCCATACGGGCGTATTACTGACGTTATTGTTAACTTGAAAGAACAACAGCCAATTCCACAAATTGGTTTTGGCAATATTTTGTTTGCGACCAAAACACCCGCCCCTGATAAGGACGGCAAAGGTGGCGGCGTGCCAAACAACGCTACCACGACTGATGGCCTACTGCGGTCAATTACTGATAGTAAGACCGGTGCGGTTTACAAAGAGTATTCAAATATTGATGCGTTGGCGTTGGACTATGATTCCGGCACACCAATGTATCAAAAAGCTACAACTTACTTCAATCAGCAATTTCCATCTGATCGAGTGGCTGTTTTATCTTATCCAGATGGTAAGCTACAAGATTCACTGGGTGCTTTCTGGTGGCAAGACTGGTACTTCATGGTCTTTGATCAAGATGATCCAGAGGACATGACACTTGCTTCTAACATCTGTGAAGCAAACTTGCTCAAGTTCTTGGTAGTTCAAGAAGCATCGGTTGACGCATTCTCACAATGGGAAGGCAACCAATACACAATCGACATTGTTCAGCCAATGAATGAAGCAATGGATGCTGCTTTAGTCGGTCGCGTTGCTTCTAAGACTGTTGGCTCCGTGACATGGAAGTTCAAAGACCTCACTGGCATCACGCCACAAGATTACTCAGCTACGGACTTTACCGGAATCACCAATCATCACGCTATTGCTTATGTCACCGTAAATGGCAAGGACGAAACGACTGAAGGTTGGACTTCTAACGGTGAGTACATCGATAGCTTGCATGGCGATACCTGGGTCAAGACAATGGTTCAGCTTAACGTCCAACGAAAATTCCAAGAAAACGACAAGATTCCTTACGAAAAATCTGGAATCGACCTACTTACGTCTGTTGTTTACAATACTTTGGACACTGCTTGGCAACAAGGCATTATCTTGACTGACGATGCTACTAAGAAAGGTGACTTCAACGTGACGGCCTCAGATCGGAGCGCACAATCACTTGAAGACTTGTCTAAGCGTCACTACGGCGGCATCCAATTTACTTATCACCGTTCTGGTGCTATTCACAGTGCCACGATCAATGGTGTCGTGCAATCAGACACCATCACCGCAACTGGTGGTGCCAACGGTGGCGGCGGAGCGAGTAGTTGATGCAGGCACACCTCAACTCAATAGTTCCAGTGCGACTGCCGATTCAGTCACGCTCAATCTTCAATAAAATAAAGGAGGCCAATCCTTATGGCTAATGCAAACTCGTCTCAAACAGGCGTTATGGGTACCTATGATGCTGCCGATGTCACTTCGGTGGTTGACGGTAATGTGCTTTTCGGATTCCAATCTGGTGACTTTGTTACCTGGGAATGGGATAATGATAAAACCAGTGCAGATGGTGATTCATACGGTACCTTTGTTCTTTCGAAGAATAACAAGAATTCCGGGGCAGTTACTTTTAACTTGAACCAAGAATCACCATGCAACAAAGTGTTTGCCGATTTAGCAAACACTAATGGAGAATTTGCCATTGATGTTCGTTCAGATAATGAGCATGTATACGGTGCTCATGCAAGCGTTGTTCGTGTTCCGAGTGGACAAAATGGCGATGCCGCCCAAGTGCGGTCATGGCAAGTTAAGGTTTTGAATCTAGAGTATGAGCGTCTTGATTCAATGCCATCATAGTTTTAATGAGATCGTAGCTTCTAGCTAGGGTTATTTTTTTACGCAAAAATTCAGAAGGAGAGATTTTAAATGCCAGAAGAAGCAAAGAAAACCACTAAAGAGGTCGCCAACGAAGTTGCTGGTACACGAACAGCAGCTCGTGAACAGGCCGCTAAGAATGCAATTACGTCACGTTTCGGTAAGACGAAAACGTTCAAGATTGATGAAGGGACTGACCATGAGCAGACCTTTATGCTGCAGTTCCCAGGAACTGTTGAAGCATCTAATCTTTTGGATAGTGCGCAGAACCCGTTCGGAAACTTGGCAAGAACTTTCTTTATGGAACAAGCTATTAAAAAGATTATCGTTGCCCCAAAGATCAAAGACCTCAAATTCTTTGATGAACATCACGGTTATTCTGAGGTATACGATCAAGTCGTTTCCTTTCTTACGGACGGGCTTAACTAGAAATAAATCCACACGTGAGATTAAAAGGGAAGCCGACTTGCTCGAGCTTCCCTTTTTTCTCATTTTAAATGGAGTACCCGAACACATGGTAGCTCATGCTGATGCCGATCAATTGGCGTTATTGCAGGAACTAGTCATACGAAAAAAGCTGTCTGGAGAATTACCGGATAGCTTGACGACACAAGCAGGTGTCGCTAAAGCACTTAACGGCGGCAAACAGTAAAGATTGGAGGTGGACGAAATGGCTGATTCTCCTTATCGGGTTGGATATGACATTGGGGCCAAGGTTGACTACTCACAAATCAAAGACGCAACTAAAGCAGCCGGCGAATTGATTAACAAATTGCAAAAGGTTCAAGATTTGCAAAAGGGTCGCACCGCTGGGAGCACTGGAGATTCTATGAAATCTGCAATGCGGTCAACTGCTCAAGAAACGCAAAATGTAACCAACAAAGCGAAAACTGCTGCTGAAGCTCAAGCTAAACTGGCTGACCAAATGAAGAAGACTGCCAACTCTGGAAAATCGATGAAGTCAACGGCAGAAACTATTCAAACAGTTGGCAATCATAGTAAGACTGCAGCCGGACAAGTTAACATTCTGCAACGTTCAATCACCAAGGTTAAAAACGTTGGCACCCAATCATTTAAGGCCATTTCTGATCACGTTCGGCGATTCGGTGAGACTTCTGAGGCAACTCGGAAGAAGCTTGACCGCTTGAACGAAACCGGCAAAAAATTTAGAGATGTTGGTTATAATATGTTGCCAACCTCAGTAGCAGTTGGTGCGGCTTTCGTACAGGGAGCTAAAGATGCAACCAAGCTACAGCATCGCTATACAATTATTCGCAACTTAATTAAAACCGGTGGCGAATCAACAGTTGCCTCAGTTAAAAATACTAAAAAGATGATGTCACAAGGCCGCGATATGTCACTCAAGTATGGTATTAGTCAAGAGAGCATTGCTAAAGGTTACGAGTCACTTGTTCGGCGTGGTTATCAATCTAATCAGGCACTGGCTGCACAGAAAACTTATTTGCAAGGCTCAATTGCTTCCGGTGATAAGTATTCAGACGTTATTACTACCGCTGCAAGTGCAGTTGAGTCATTTGGTTTGAAGTCCAAGAACACTGCTAAAATGACCGAAAACACTAAATTAGCCGTTAACCAAATGGCTTACGCCGCTGACTTGACCGCCACTTCTTTTAGTGATTTAGGTGAGGCCATGAAGTTTGCCGGTCCTGATGCTCATTCTGCTAACCAAACATTAGGAATGACGTCAGCAGCTATTGGTGAGTTGTCCAATTCACATATTGAAGGTTCACAAGCTGGGACTTCCTTACGGCAGATCTATCAAAGATTGATTAATCCACCACAAAAAGGTAAGGCTCCTAAAGCGCTTGACCAATTGGGGTTAAGTTCTAAGGACTTTTTAGATGCTAAGAAGAATTTACTCCCCATTGACCAAATCTTTCAGAAACTGAATGATCATATGAAAGGTATGACTAGCACGCAGCGAGGCGGCATTTATGCTGCCTTATTTGGGGCGAATGCGTCTAGTGCTGCTAATGTACTTGGATCGCATGTTAAAGATTTGAAAGAGCTTAATAAACAAGTTGCCAAGGCTCAGAAACAGGGTAAAGACGGTTACGTTGGCGAGTTGTCAAAGAAAAACATGGATTCTTGGCAAAACCGGTTTAAGCAATTCAAAGCATCAGTTGATGATTTGGGTATGTCATTTGCCAAGAGTGTCTTACCAAGCGTTATCCCTGTGGTTAAGAACATTACTCAACTGGTCAAACAGTTTGGCCAATTACCAGAACCAGTCAAGAAGACGGTTGCCTATGCAACGGCTTTTGTTGGAATTGTTGGTCCGCTTGCTGTTGGAATTGGGAGTATTGCAAGTGCCGTTGCCACAATTGGAAAAGGTGTTGCGCGTATTTCACCATTACTGACTGCTGGTGGTGTGCTGAGCAAAAGTTCCCGCACGGCTCGAACCGCGGCAAATTCAGGAAAGGTTTCCAAAGTAAGCCCATTAAGTATTGTTGGACAATTTGCTGGTGATACAACCGGTAGTTCGCTGGAAAATGATGCTAAAAAGAGCGGTAAAGAGTTTGCTAAAACTGCTTCTGGTGGCATCACTAAAGGTTCAAAAACGGGAAGTAAAAAGTTTGACTCGACAGTTAAAAAAGGCACGACCACAGCTGGAGAAACTGGTGGTAAGAAGTTTGGCTCTCGTGTAAAATCAAGTGGTACTGCTGCTGGCAACACCGGTGGCAAGCGATTCAGCTATCATGTCAAAAATGGTGCTATTTCTGGTGGCACTTCTGGCGGTAAACGTTTTGGCAATTATGTTCAGAGGGCAGCCGTTAACGGTGGAACTTCTGGTGGGGCTAGATTCAGCAACAAGGTTCGAGGGCTTGGCTGGGCTTCACTCGGTGTAGCTGTAGGTGCGGCTGCTTTAAAACACGGTAAAGCTGGTGAGGCTGCCGGAACGGGTATTGGAGCCGGCATTGGTGGATACTTGCTAGGGCCTGAGGGTGCTGCCATTGGTGCTTATATCGGTGGAAAAATTGGTAAATACTATGACGCTGCCGTAAAAAAGATGAAGGTCAACATCAAGGATTACGAAAAGAAGAATGGAAAGGGATCATTTAAGAAACTTTATTCCGGTAATTCGGATGCGGCCAATCCCAAAGTAGCTAAAGATGCTAAGTCTGGAGCTTCGTTACGTAAAAAGCTCAATAAATTAGATCCATCAAGAGCAGGATATGCAAGTGGTGGATTAATTTCAAAAAAACAAACAGCTCTTGTAGGTGAAGGTGGCCCAGAACTTGCATATACGGTCAATGGCCGTAAAGCTCGCCTTCTTGGCGCTGCTGGACCATATTTTGCTCAAGTAAAGCCCGGTGAGCGCATCCTTAATGCCCATGATACCGCTCGTGTTATGAATGGTGGCTTGGGGCATGTATTGCCAGGATATGCGACTGGCACCACTTCGTTAGGTACACAAAAGGCTGATAAGTCAGTCGATAAATTCAGCAAGCAATCTAAAACTGCTTGGAGTAAGACTGAGAAAGATACTTCCAAGTCCACCAAGAAGATTAATAAGAATACAGTTGGTGACTACGACACTATGCAGAAGAATTCTGCTAAGCAACTCACACAGTTGAAAGGTGCTAATTCGTCGACTTGGAAGTCAATCTACTCGAACACTCGCAAGCGGACCACTGCTTTGCGTAAGTCGACGGTAACTGATTTTAACAGCTTACAGCAAGGCTCTCAGAAGCAAATGAACCAGCTTGAATCTGGTATCATTGCCGCTGCTAAAGCCACAGCCATTGGTTTCGGAAAAGAAATGGGCCGGATGAAAGGTTACGCACACTCAGCTATGGGTGGGGCAATTGGTCAATTGAATCAAGGTATCTCAGGCATTGACAGTGTCCTTGGACAATTCGGTGGCAACCATTCAGTTATCAAGCCGATCAAGTATGCGCATGGATCTAATGGCCAGCTGACCGAGAATCAAATGGCTATGGTCAATGATGCCACTGCCGGCCCACGACAAGAATTGATTGTCCGTAACAACAATGTCTATGCGCCACAAGGTAAGAATAGAGTTCTGCCACTCCATAAAGGTGACCAAGTTCTAAATGGTCGCCAGTCACAGGAATTTGCAGCCATGCAAGGCATTGCTCACTATGCCAAAGGCTCTGGTGTTTCCAAGTCGGGATTGCGAAAGATTGCTGATACCAACTCCAGCCACCCAACCAAAGCATTCAATAATGAATACAACGTGCATATCGACCTAGGCGGTTCCACTTTACAAAAGGGATCCACTGCTCTGGGCAAGAACTCAAGCAACAAACTTGGACCCGCTTGGAGTAAGGCGATGTGGGGCGTCATTCAAGATGCTATTTCAGATAGTGGATCTGCAGCTGGTGGCAATTGGCGGCATAGTCCTGGTGCCGGATTTCACGTCACCTCTGGATTTGGTTATCGTGGCGCGACCGCTGGCGGAATGGCTGATCATGATGGTAATGATTTTTCCGGTGCAAAAACCGTTCATTCTGTTCATGGTGGAACTGTAATCTATGCCGGTGGCGCTCCTGCAAATTGGGGCGGTGGCAATGGTATTGGTGAAAACCTGGTCACCAAAGGTAGTGACGGATGGTATGTCATTTACCAAGAATTTAACGGTAAAAACAATTCTGGCGCTCCAATGTATGTTCACCGTGGAGATACGGTTAAGACAGGTCAACGAGTTGCCGCTCTTGGGCCAAGCGGAACTCATGTCCACATCGGAGTTTCGCGGCACAATCCCTTCAGCAACAGTGGCTTTACAACAGCTGGTTGGAATGATCTTTTAAAGATGCATGGTCACTCAAGTGGCACACCTAAATCACGTAAATCTGATGGTCGACTAACTAAATTGGCTAAGGCTGAACTTGGCAAAAAAGCACTGAAATGGGTTGGCGATAATCTTGGCATTTCAAACGAGTTGGGGAGCATTGGTGGCAAACCGGTTGGCGATTTGGAAACACTAATCCGCAAAGCCGCTAAAGCAATGCACGCCACGATACCAGGCGGCAAATGGATGTACTACATGTTGCATATGATTCAAAATGAGTCTGGTGGTCGTGCTGGTATCAAAGGGATTGATGACCATGATGGTACTGGCGCTGCTATGGGACTTTTGCAATATAAGCGTAGTACCTTTAATTCTTATGCTGTCAAAGGGCATAAAAACATTTTGTCTGCTTGGGACCAATTACTCGCATTCTTTAACAACAGCCATTACAAGACCGATATTGGAATTGGTTATAATGGCAAAGTTGGTGAATGGCGTGGTCGTGGTTCGGGCCCGTCAGGTAGTCGACGATATGCCAATGGTGGTTGGGCTGGCAAAGCCTCCATCTTTGGTGAAGTTGCTGGTGAACCTGAAGTGGCTATCAATCCTAAACGGAATACTGCCGATAACCTCATTGATCAAACAATCGAAGCCCGTGCGACTGCTGATAAATCGTCACCATCGGCGGACTATCTAAATTCCATTAAGGCGCTTAAAGTTAAGCAGTCCCGGCCAAAGATTGAGCCAAAAATCACACTCAACTTTAATGGCGATATCTCTGATGAAAAGACGATGAATAAGGCCGTTGATAAGTTTAAGCGTGGATTAACAGATGTGCTTACACAAATTAATGATGAATTTGGCCTTGATGATTCAGTCTGGTAGGAGGTGGAATGGATGGCTGCTAAGAAAAAGATGACTGCTGAACAGAAATTGGATAGCGAAATATCCAAATACAAGAAATCAGTCACCAATTATAAGGATAAGTACAACAATGCTAAAACGAAACAAGCTAGTTTCGTTAAGAAGGCGAATGATGCCAAGGACGATAAAACAAAGCAGTTTATGACCACCATTGCGAATTCGTGGAAGCGTGCCAAAGATGGCTATAAGGCTGGTTATGACCGAAGTAACACCAAATTGAAATCTTTGACGAAAAAGAAAACCAAGTTCGAAAAGAATAAGGTTACCAAGAATTTAGCTAAAGTTTCTGAAAAGATATCTGAGCATAGCAAAAAAGTTGATGCTGGAGAAAATGAAGGTAAGCCAGCAATTTATCGTAGTGACGGCCAAAGCACTGATATCATCTATGTAGCTACTACTGGTGGTGAGAATGACGATACAACGTCTGATATCTCCACTTGGCCACGAGATTCTGGTGCGCCGGCGCATAACTATGCACGGGTATCCGGCAAAACGGTCACTTTAAGTGGGATTATCACTGGTAACACCGATCATGAATCTCGAGAGAAATTTAATAAGCTTCTCCAATGGCATTCACGACACTATGAATTAACCTATAAAGGTCGGATCTACTACAAGCATTTGATGATTTCTGATATCGGTCGGACCTATGATGATTTTGCAACAAACATCAAAGTCAATTTATCTTTCCAGTTTAGCTATCCAGTTAAAGTTACAGCTAAAGCTGGTACCAAGAAAACTAACAAAACAACCAAGTCACAAAAGTCAACTCAAGGCACACGTAACAAGACTTATAAGACGCTCACGGTTAAAAGTGGTATGACTTACTGGCAGTTATCAAAGACTTACGGTAAATCGGTGGCTTGGCTAGAAAAAGTAAACGGCAAGAATTTGATTGCTGGTAAAAAAGTAAGAGTTAGATAACACAAGCACTTAACCGTCGAAACGTTGGGTGCTTTTTTAAATGAGGTGATTTGAATGCGAATGTATATTCCATTCGACACGGAGAATATGCCCGATGTTTTCGATATTACAGTCGGTGGGTCAAAGTACACGTTTCGTGGCGATTATAACGAAGTTGCCGACTACTATACCGCGACGGTGATCAAAGATGATCGGGTGTTACTGTCTGGTGAGCCATTGCTGGTGGGCAATATTTTAGGGATGGATATACCTGATCGTGATCTGCCGCTCGACGATATCAAGGTCATGGATGAATCCGGACAGTTGCATGATGCTGGCTTTATCAACTTTATGGACGGTGTCAAACCGTATATTGATGAGGTTGATCCTAATGGGTCTGAGACTGACAATCCGGATGCCACACCGTTAGGATATGATCCTGATGACGAAGACGATGAGACTGATGCAGAAGGGACGATTGTCATATGACAACTGAATTTAAAGATCCCCATGCTTGGTTTATCGTGACCGATGATAGTGGTAACAAGCAGACCGTTTTTAATAATGAAATTAAGGATAATAATTATCCGTTTGCCTTTGAAGTCAACTTTGCCGATCAACCGACACCGGCTCAGAACACGGTGACACTGTACAACATGAGTAAAAAGCACCGAGACTTTTATAAGAAAGGCCAGAAGTGTGTCTTAGCGTTTAACTGGGGTAAGTCTCAAAAAACATTGTGTGAAGGTTATCTATCTCAAATTGGCGTCAATCAATCCGACGGAACCACAGAAAATATTGTTATTACGTATACTGAGGGAACTGACTATAAGAATATCGAAGCTCGTAAGATTCGGGTGCAGAAAAAGAAGAAAGTCAATCAGTATACGACGGTCAAAAAGAAAATACCTGGCAAATGGGTTAATAAACGGATTCATTACTATACCACCGAAAATGGCAAGAAGGTCGGTCACTATAAGACCAAAAAGGTATATCAAAAGGCCACTTATAAGAAAAAGCGGGTTAAACATAAGGCAACCAAAACGTTCATGGTTAACATGGCTTTTCATAAAGGTAAGACGCTTGAACAGATTATCAAGGCGGTTGCATCCAAAGCCGGTATCAAGATCAGCAAGATTCAACTCCATAAAAACACACCAATCAAAAAGGCTTATACCGCAAAGGGTAAGCCTTTAACTGTTCTTAAAAGTTTGGTAAAACGGGGTGAATCTAAGTTGTTGTACATTCGTGGTGACTTGGAAATCTTGGATCCCAAAGTGAAAAAACGTACCTGGTTTGTGATCACTGATGACATTTTAATGACTCCACCTAGTATGGATGAGGACGACGAAGGGACAACTACGTGGGAAATTACTACGCCACTGATTCCGGAAGTCTCCACACTAACTGGAATCATTATGCAGTCTAAATATCTCAAAGGTAAGTTCTTTGTGTCAGCAGGTCAACATACCTCGGATGGAACTAATCCACAATCGCAAATGTCGATTCAGAAGGTGTAGGTGATATGGATGGTTGAACAAGCTTCACAGCAAAAAAATTGGTACAAGACGTTTCACAACATGCTGAACAACATTAATTACGATCTGGACTGTAATTATCACGCCAAGGTTATCAAGTATGATAAAACGCACCATACGGCTGACATTCAACCTCTGAACAATTTCTCGGATGGATCAAAGAAAGCTCAGATTTTGGATGTGCCGGTTAGCAAGTGTTGTTATCAACTCGATGAGTGGCTAATGACGGTAAAGGATAAATTTAATGGGGCGATTCCCACACCTATTATGCATGCTGGTGCGGTTGTAGTCGTCACGGTCATGGATCACGATATGGATGATTGGGATGGTACAGCTAAGGAATATACCCCATCTTCCGGTCGTCAACATGATATCAATGATTCGATCATAGTGGGAGTGATATAAATGGCTAGAGATTTGATGATTGACCAAAGTGGAGATTTTGTCATTGATCCTAATACTCATGACTTAGAAGTTGTTGAAGGTGCTGATGAAATTGCACAGCGCATTAGAGCAACTTTGGATATTTATTATGGTGAGATGGACAACTTAGATTCAGAAATTGGGTCTGATTATTCCAATATGTTAGGTAAACAGCCAGATCTAGAACATGCTACTGATGACATGGAAGCTGCTATCACTGCTCAAGTTCCCGAGATTCAAACTGTTGATTCAATTACTTTTACTAAAGATAAAAATCGTCATTTGATTGTTGACTTCGAAGTAACCTATCTTGATGAAGATGATAATGAACAGCAAGCAAAAGGAGGATACGATATTGGCACTTGATTTAAAATATGGCCTAAGCTCTAGCGGATTCTTAGTGCCAACTTATGAGGAAGTATTAGATGCAGTGCAGACCGATTTCAAACGTCGGTTCGGCGAGGATATTCCATTAACGGCGAATTCAAATTTCGGCATTCTTTCAATGTCCTTCTCATATTTCATATCTAAGTATTTTCAACAATTGCAGTTATTCTATTATGATGCCTATGTAACTACAGCAACCGATACCGGCCTGGATCGTCAAGCATCTAATGCTGGGATCACACGGAATGATTCATCTCAATCACAAGCAACGCTTCATATTATGACGGATGGAGAATATTTGATCGAGGCTGGAACCCAGTTCGAAACTGCAGATGGAATTGTGTTTGATGTAATAAACGATGTTGTTACAACTCGGCAATCCGATGGATCCTGGTCAGTTGATGTTAATGCCAACTCCGATGATTATGGTGCTTACACTAACACTCCAGCTAATAGTATTACTATTGTTTCCGATCCGGATGACAATATTATCAGTGTTAACAACCCAGAAGCATCAAATGGCGGTATGGATCGAGAAACTGATGATCTCTTGCGACGGCGGATTATTACGGAAACTATCGCCAACCCTTCTGGAACCATCAATGGCATTATTACTGCATTAACCAATCTTTCTGGCGTAAAACAAGTTGGGGCCGTCCAAAATCCTTTGGGAACAGTTGATAGCTATGGTAATCCTCCTTACACTGTTCATCTATATGTGCTAGGTGGTGCTAAACAAGACATTCTAAATGCATTAGCGACCTACTCTGGCTTTGGACCGATGTTTACCGGTTCAGAGTCAGGCCAAGTGGCCGATGATTCTGGAACAATGCGAACATATTATTTTGATTATGCGATACCAATTCCGATTCATGTCAATGTTAAGCTCAAAACAAATTCTAATTGGGATGCCGATAGTGGCATTGGTGAAGTTAAAGAACTGATCGCTGACTATATCAACAGCCTTTCAATGGGTGCTAACGTTGTACTGACCAAGATGTATCCGGATATCTATTCAATGGACGGCGTGGATGAAGCTACTATTTTAATTGGTCGTGATCCAAGCAATTTATCTAGTCAAGATATTCAAGTGGATAAATATGAAGTTCCGCAAGGATCGACTGATTGGATCAATGTTGGTGATGATAATACGGCCATGCTAACTGGGTACACATCCACAACTAACTCAATTAAATTAGACTTTGAATAGGGGGCCATCACATGTTATACACAACTGATCAGATGATGGCAGAACTTGCACAGCATTGGAGTCACCAGCCGGACAGCGTCATTTATGGAATGATGGACGAACTTAATCAGATGTTTGAGTTCGGCTCAGATCTGGGCAGCAAGATTGTTGACTGGACGGCGATTGATTACGCTGAAGGCACATCGCTCGATATGATTGCGGCACAGTACCAGGTGTCACGTCCAGACAGTGACGATGATTTCTTGCGTTTTTTAATTCGTCTAAAAAAGCAAGTTGCTACATCCGACGGAACTATTAATTCAATTGAACGGGTAATCGCTAATTCCTTGGAGATTGATCTAAGTGAGATTCACGTTGAATCTACAAGGGATGGCACAAATAAAGTAAATCATATTACTGTATATGGAATCCCGTTTGAATATGCGGATGACAAACGCAAAACAGAAATTATGCTAACTGGATTACAAGCTGCCACATTACTCGGAGTCTGGATTGATCAAGTGGCATTCACCATCAATACGCAATCTTCGCTTTATATAGCAACCCAAACGATTCAGGAAGAAATACTCTATGTATAGGAGGCAGCATATAAATGCAAAAAATGGGTGATACTATTATTACGGACTTAGGGATGGATTTATTGAGTTCTGTAAATAATGGTGATGACAAAATTACTTATACGAAAACGGTATTAGCTGCTGACGACTTAACACAGGAATCTGATATGGATATTCAAAAAACCACATCACTAAAATTAATTCAGCAAACAACCGGAACAACGGTTATCAGTCGAGTTGATAATACAGTTAATTTAGGAGCCACTTTTACTAATAAAGAAGTTACTCAAAATTTCGATTTTTATGTTATTGGTTGGTATGCTAAGGGCAGTGCAGTTATAACAGATGAACGGTTATTTGCAATCACTCCCAGCACTGTTAAGCAAACAATGCCGGCGGGAAAGGATGGAGCAGCAACAGCTGCAATCTCGCCAAAATACGCCAGTGCTTTAAGCCGATCGGCAACTGTGAGCTTAAATCCTGATCAAGCAGGCACAGTTACTCCAGAATATGTTGACCAGAAGATTCAACAGATTATTAGCGAGGGAATTGTTAATGCAGGTTCAACACTATCAGAATCTGATAACCTTGACAGTTTTATTACCACGGGCTACCACTTGATTAAGGGCAGTTTGCCGCTTAGTGCACCAGAAGGATTTTCAACTAATGGCCAGATTATTGTTTATGGGAATAAAGACACAACGGATGGTGTCACACAACTGGCTTACGACGATATTAATGGCACAAGCTACGTCCGCTCATATAATCCGACCAACAATAAATGGTCTGATTGGGATTTGGTTATTACCAAGTCGCAATTAAATGCAGTTTTACCAACCGATATCGCCCGAACTGGTGAGGATAATGATTTTAAGGGCAAGAATACTTTTGAGACCGATCCAGTCAACAAGAATGGCGATTCGTACGGCTTAGCAAAAGATATTGCGACCAAAGTTACTGATAATGGTGACAATTCAATCGAGATTAACAAACAAGCTGTCACGCCGGTTCGAGACAATAAAAATGGCTCAATTAATTTCAATTCTAAAGATATGACACCCGCCGATGACAGTGCGGTTGTCCATACGACTGGTGATGAAACAATTGACGGCCAAAAGAAATTTAAAACAGATCCTACAGACAGTGCAGGAAATGCTTATGCCAAGACGGTTGACGTTAATCAGCAACTGGATAAAAAAGTGAATATTGCTGATATGCGTAAACCAGCTAGCGATGTAGTAGGATTAGAAGATGTTCCAAATGGGCTTTATAAGGGGGAACTTGCAGAAAATACTGATTTAAATACTTTGACGATAGGGGGAATATATAATTTTGGGGGCACTCTTGTAAACTTTATGGATTCATACGGTCATTGGGGAACACTTCAGGTAATAAATAAGGGCTTTCCAATTGCTCAGTATGCTATCTGTACCAGTAGCTTAGGTAATCAGATATTTTTTAGGACTCAAAGTAGTCCCTCAGCATGGAATCCTTGGACAATAGTTTCGAGATTGAGTATGGATAATAGTTTAGTATTGTCAAATGGTGAGTCTCTTAAGCCGGCTGATGATTCCAAAGTTGCCCACCTATCTGGTGCTAACAATTTTGACACTGTTCCAACGGTCAACAATAATCCGTTGCTTCTTGCAAGTAGTTTGCCAAGTGACCTAGCACGAACGGGACAGGCTCAAACATTTACAGCTGCACAGACATTCAGTATTGCGCCCACTATTACGGACGCCTCGAAAGATAAGGGGGATAATCAGGCCGCTACTATGGCCGATTTGAAAAGCGTTGAAAACTCGGCTTGGCGTCAGCTAGATATGTCTGGGTACGATCAACTTTATCAAGGAGTAATTTTATATAGAGTTGATGATACTAATAAGACTATTTACGTAACAGGAGCTGGACCATACAAACCATTTGATGGATCCTTTTACCCAACAGGAACTACTGTTTTAAATTTCAACAACATTGTTCATTCCATACTGTCAAGTTCGGGAATTTTTCAAGTAATTTCTAATAAAGCTAATACGAGTTTTACTGATTATACAAGTGGCATAAATTATAAAGGAGCAGCCCTTACAAATGAGAATCCTATTCTATATGGGCCTGAGTATAAATTTTTAATAACTGGGAATGATTATTCCGTGGCTGCACATTTCACTTATGATTATTTAGTTTAGGAATAAGGACATTTTTATGACTTATTATGTAACACTTGATACCGATGATCGGGTATTCAATTTTTGCAAAGTATGTTACAATATTTCACGTGGATAACAGCGCATTCACTGTTGTTATTCATACCCCTCAAGTGTATATTCCCCCAGAATATATACCTCTAGATATATTCATAGTTTTTCATATATCCCCTAAAAGTATATGAAAATGCATCTATCTACGGATAGGTGCTTTTGTTTTGCCCAAAAACAGTTCTGAATCAGATAAGTTTCAGAAGCAATTCCTACTGTAAACGAGTATTAGGTTAAATGCTTGACACAGTTTACACTTCGCAAATACACTGGGAGTACGCAATAATTCTTATATGGGAAAGGAGACTTATATAATGCCTATTTTATCTGAAGAGATGAAAGAAATGGTTGGAAAACAATTACCATTTCTAGCAACTGCGGATGAGAATGGAGTGCCTAAAGTTGGTCCTAAAGGATCGTTACATGTACTGGACGATTCACATCTTTTGTATTTTGAGCATACCTTTCGACATGCCTATCACAACTTGCAGCAAAACAACTATGCGGCAGTAGCAGTGGCTGATAGAGAGGCTCAGAAGGGCTTTCGATTTGAAGGAACAGCTCGGATTTATGAAAATGATTCCGTATCTAAAAAGTATTTACCCCCGAAAATTTTTGAACGTTTTCCACGTGCAGCAGTGGTCATTATTGATGTGGAACACATCTTTAAGTTGGATAATACTTTAGAAGCGGGTACACAAATCAGTTAACATTATTAGCATAACAATATATGCAAATTAGCCGTCTATGAAAATAGATGGCTTTTCTTTTATCCCAAAATAGAAGGGAAGTGAGGCCATGCCATTAAGCGATCAGGATCATCAAATGTTATTGAAACATGGCAAAGAATTATCGGATCACGAACGTCGGATTACTGATCTTAACAATAAAATGACCGACACGCTAAAAAGTGTCGATGAAAGCAACAAATACTTACGGGAACAAAACAACCGTATCTTGGAAGCAGTCATCCGTGGAGACGAGAAAAGTGAAAATCATAAAAATGAGATGGAAGTTATCAATCGTCAGAACTTGTGGAAGGTGGTTACCATTGCGATCGGGTCCAGTTCCGTAATTTATTTGATTCTACAACAATTAATGCACTTTATTCATTAGGAGGAATTTAAAAATGTTAGATAAAAAGTATTGCACAGTATCAATTTTGTTTGCTGCAAATGTTGCCGATGGTGGCCGGACGATTGATGAAGTTCCGACACCATTTAAAGCGGATGTTCAAGCATTACTCAAAACAGATGAATTATCTAGTGAACCAACCTTACCAGCAGCTTCAACAGATTCTGGTAATGGTTTTGCAAAAAATGATACCCAGGAGGTAGCTAAATAATGATTGCAATTTTAACTAAGATTTTTAATTATGGTCAGTCAACCGGGGTTTTTGCTGCAGGGATTGCTTTTATTCTAGCTGTTTGGAAAGCCGTTTTGCCACTTGCTAAAGCACACGCTAAGACCGCCCAAGAGAAATCACTATTAACGGCAATTGAAGGACTGGTTGCCCGATATGCCCAGGTAGCAGCGTTAAGTAAGCAAGACCGTTTTGATGCCGTGCTTAACGAAGCATTAACTTTTGCTAGTGATCGTGGTTACACATGGGCTAAGTCAGACTTGATTAAAGGGCTTATTGAAAGCATTTATCAAGACTATAAGGCTGCAGGCAAAGATGTTGCCCCTGTCATTACAACTCCTAGTTCTGACGTTGTTAAAGATGAACCTGAACTCGTTATCCCATCAACAACTGATAATTCCACAGCTGATACTTCAAAGCCGAATAGTACCGATACTGTAGAAAGTGACGGTGCGAGCGACATTTCAAAATTGGAAGGTGAGGTTGAGAAATAATGGCATATTCAATTGTTGTTGACACGTCATCTTTTAACTCTGATTCTCTTGCGTTTTTTAACACTTTGAAATCTTACGGTGTTTCTGGAGCAATTGTTAAGTTAAGTGAAGGTGTTAAATATACTTCACCCAAGGCTGCCAACCAAATTGCTAATGCTTATAAAGTATTTGGTGTGGTAGCTGCCTATCATTTTTGGCATGGTGCTTCAAATGAGGCTGCCTATTTCCTAGATAAAGTTAAGAAAATGGGATTAGATAAAACGACTTGGCTGGCAATTGATGTAGAGGCTGCCGACTTGCCAAGCAATTGCACTTCAGGCATTAACAGGTTCCTTAGCTACCTATATTCCAACGGTTATCACAATTTGCTTGTCTATGGATCAGCTTCATGGTTCAACTATGGCCGTATTCATAAGGCGCAACTTGTATCATATGCTAAACTTTGGGTGGCGTCCTATGGAACTTCCAAACCGGGTGTAAATAACACTGCTATTTGGCAGTTCACTGATAACTTCAAAGGCTTGCATGTAGATGCTAGTTATGATTTTAAAAATTTATTGAAATCAAATGGTAAATCAGACACCCCAATTAAACCGTCATATTACGCTTCCAAAGGATTGTTTGAGGTAAAAGCTGATATGGTGCATGCGTATAACAAGTTGCCCCTTAAAGGTGATAAAAACAAGCGCTATGTACGTTTTGCTAAGGGCAGTCGCTTCTATGGAGTTGCAGTTAAAGACGGTGACATCTACTCCCTTAAAACGCAAATTGGCTATGTAACGGCCAACAAGGATTATGTAGACTTAATCAAAGAAATTAAATAAAGTATGTCAGAAGCCCACTCAGATTAAGTTCTGGGTGGGCTTTTTTGCATATGTTATAGTGGATAAAGTGGTGAACTACTCGTCACTAAAGTAACGAGTTTTATCAACTGGCGCCGCTTATTAAACCGGAGGAAAAATAATGAAGGATAAACAAGCTAAATATCCGCAATTAAGATTTAAAGGTTTCACTGACCCTTGGGAAAAGCGTACTTTAGGCCAAACTACAACCAAAGCCAAATCATACTCATTGTCACGCGATGTGGAACGTGATCATGAAACTGGATACCGTTATATCCATTATGGTGATATCCATACTGGAGTTGCTGATATTGTTACAGAGCACACCAAGTTGCCAAATATTGAACCAGCGAATTACGATGAACTCAGAGTTAATGACTTAGTAGTTGCTGACGCTTCTGAAGACTATCAGGGAATCGCTGAACCAGCTGTTGTTGTTGGTTTACCCACGCACCTGGTGGCAGGGCTTCATACTATTACTCTGCGCCCCAGCTCTGCGAGCTCCCTGTATCTTTACTATCTTCTCCACACCGACTCTTTTAAACACTTCGGCTACCAAATGGGAACTGGATTAAAGGTGTTTGGAATTAGCTGGTCGAATCTTTCAAAATTCACCTTCATGATTCCTTCTCGACCAGAACAAGAAATGATTGTTAAACTCATCGAATCCGTTGACAACCTGATCGCAGTCAACCAGCGTAAGTTAGATTTACTCAAGGAACAGAAAAAAGGCTACTTGCAAAAAATGTTTCCAAAAAATGGCACAAAAGTTCCTGAATTGCGATTTGCGGGGTTTGCTGACGCTTGGGTACAGCGTAATCTTGGTGAGTGGTCCGATGTTCGTGATGGAACACACGCTTCACCGAAGTATATTGAGCAAGGTCACCCAATGGTTACATCTAAAAATCTAACCGATTCTGGTTTAGACATGTCCGATGTTTCTTATTTAACTGATGAAGATTTTAATGAAATTAACCAGCGATCAAAGGTCGATATCGGAGACATATTATTCGGAATGATTGGAACAATCGGAAAACCTGTAATCGTTGATAGAGATGACTTTGCAATCAAAAATGTTGCATTGATTAAAGAGAAAACATCGCCAGAAATTATCAATACCTGGCTAATTCAATATTTAAAGTCGCCCTCATTTGAACGCTTTATCCAAAAGGAAAATGCCGGTGGGACCCAAAAGTTTATTGCTTTGGGTTTGATTCGTGATATGAAGCTGATGACACCTAGTGTTCAGGAACAGGCCCGCATTGGTGAACTGTTAAATCATCTGGACAACCTTATCGCTGCTAACCAGCGTAAGTTAGATTTGTTGAAAGAACAGAAAAAAGGCTTTTTACAAAATATGTTTGTATAGGGGCTGTGAACTACTCGTCACTAAAGTAACAAGTTTTATCAACTGGCACCGCTTATAAAGTATGTCATAAGCCCACCTCGTTAATTCGGGGTGGGCTTTTTGTATTTAAAGAGATAAACATTGACACTCTGATTTTAGAAGAGTATAAATAAGTCATAGATATCAATCCCCTCGCTCCACATTTAATGTGGCTGGTACGCCAGTATGCGAGGCTTTTTTTGTGAGGTGAAATTTAGTGGGAGTTCAGCCTTTGACGACTCATCAGCAATTGGAGAGACTTATTGAACTAGGAATAAAATCCAGTCCAAGAAACATTCAAAAAGATGAAGAAGCTCTAGAAACCATTGGATATTACAAATTAAAGGAATTTGCTATGCCCTTCAATATTAATTCCAATAGGCAAGATGGAGAAAATTTGAATTTTAATGGTGTTTCCATGAAACAATTGATTTCCCGATATTTTCAAGATAAAAATCTAAGAGTTAATGTTTTACATTCAATCGAATCTATTGAAGTTACACTTCAAAACCAAGTCGCATATTTGCTTGGAAGGAAATATAAAGCCTTTGGGTATCTAAATTTCACAAATTGGTGTAATCGTGAGAAATTCAAACGATTCGATGTTGAGAAAGAACAGGTATATTTTAAAAAGAAGCTCTTAAAAAAAGTCAAAAAGTCACAGCTGCCTGATATGCAGTATGGGCACAATTTAAACGACGATGGCTTTCCAACTGTTTGGCTGATGATCGATGCTTTAACATTTGGCGATACGGTCAATCTTTTAAAATATATGTCAAAGACTAATTTAAAAGCTATTAGTGAATCCTTTGATTGTACTCCATCTGAATTGCTCTCATGGCTGGAATGTTTAAATTTGGTTAGAAATGTTTGTTGCCATAATTCTGATCTTTTGGATATCAAGTTTAAAACCAAGCCAATGGTTCCGGCCAACTATGCAGAAAATTTATATCGTGTAAAAACAGGACATTATACCGACAAGATAGCAATTGCAATTTTTATAATCCAACAACTTATGTTATCAGTAAATTCAAATTATGATTTTGGTGCGATCGAACAAGCCTTATACAACATTATCGGTCAAAGTGATGAGGCAGCACATACTTTAGGATTTGCGGATGGCAAATCTATCTTGGCATTGCATGTTAGTCACAGTCGCCGAAAAGATAAAAAAAGTAATGGACACAAACGTAGAACAAAACGAAAGCACTGAAACTTACACCAATTTTTTTAGACACCCTGTTTGTAAAATTAAGTTAGAAATTTAAAAAGCCATTTGTGATAGACTTTTGAGTGTTGAAATCAAAAGAAAGGCTGATCACAAATGACCTATACTCATCTTACCATAGACGAAC